GAAGCCAATGTTTGACGACCCTACATCTAACTGCATTGATGTAAATGTGGATCCCCGATCTATTTTCTGAATGATATTTGTGCCATTCTTTCGGATCGTAGCATTTGCAAAATCAATTTCCAGCACATCCCCGGATGTAAATGACTCACATACTCTGACAAAATAATCATCCTTGACAATCTTAGGATTCGTTGTCTCCCCACTAAATAAGATCCGCGCCGTGCAATATGTCTCCACATCGCCATCATTCGTAATCTTAACCAACTTGGCAAAATTAAAAGCCGATGCTACTGTCTTGATCTTCGCTGTCTGAATGTATGGAAATCCAAACATCTTTTGGCTTGATGCAATGTCTTTACCAAAATTATCCTCTGATCTAAAGTATGGATCCGGGCAATAAAACCGTACTTTCATTGTCATATTTCTATAGACATTCTCTGCCGGTATAGAAAAGCCCTCCAATTCACCTTCGATCCAACGTGTGGTTCCCAGATATGTCACATGCACTCGATAGGTATATTTCGGATTAAAGAATCCCAACGCTCTCGTTCTTATTGCTTCGTTTTGCTGTGGAAATCTCGATTTTGCCTCGACATACACGTCCCTGTCATCTACACGCTTACCGGATAGCATTGCTCCATCTCCAACAGCATTTTTTTCGGTAAACAGGGAGAAGTTAGGGGCATCTATACCCTCTAACTTTGTAATCTTCCAATCTGATAAGCCTATAGTGAATTCCTTCGCATCGCTTCGGACACATCTGACTAATGTAGGTTTCATCATATTCCCCCTGCCAATCCAAATGTCATTGTATTTTCAAACGTGCGCCGGATAGCATCCGGGCTTGTCTGTGTATCATAAAAGTTAAACGTCTGGCTATTTCCATATCCCATCATAGATCTGCCTGTCACATTGGCTTTTAAAGTTCCAAGGCTTGCCTGTGCTGTATTTACGATGGAATCTCCAAAACCTTCCATACCATCATCCATACCAGCCACGCACATCTTACCAATGTATTTGAACTCTCTTGATGGCGAATGGATACCAAAGACTCCCTTGACCTTGCTGATCACATTTCCCATGAGATCACCCACGCTTTTTAGCAAGATACCTCCCATTCCTAGGATTCCATCAATAAATCCTTGGATCACGTTCTTGCCTATTTCTTTTAACGAGACACTGCCAAATGCCTGGACCATATATATCAATAACGTCCCAACTGTATTCAGCAAGGTTGACAGCATTCCCATAAAGCCACTGATCATACTCTTGATGCCGTTGGCTGCAATGTTCTTTAATGTCTGTGGTAATGACTTTATCGCCCCTTCTACAGCCTCAAAAATCATTGTTCCGGCACCTTTCAATGCTGATACCATACCGACAATACCATTTTTTAGAAGTGTGATTGCCTTGCTCCCCAGTTCCAACCAGTTGAACGCCGACCACACTGCCACAATAGCTTCTATGATCTTGGGTATATTTTCTATCAGCACCGGTATAGACTGGATAATCCCCTCTATCAGCATCATGAGGATCTGCACACCTGCCATAAGGATCGTCGGCATATTATCATTGATAACATTAGCAATCGTCGTGATAATGGTCGGCAGCATCTCTATAATAGTTGGCAGACTCTTTACTATCCCCTCCGCCAATGCCAGCATCAACTTGATACCCACATCGATCAGTATCGGTGCATTCTCTGCAATTGTCGTTGCCAGATCTTGTATCAATGTAAGCATCTGCTCTATAAAAACCGGCAACTGCTCTGGCAGGCTCTCTGCAATCTGAAGCATAATACTAGCCAGTGCCTCAACAAGCATAGGTATCGTTTGTGTAATGCCCTGTATCAGTGTCGGCACACCCTGTACTATAATGGTCGCGATTCCACTCAAAACACTCGGTATCACATTGATCACCGCCTGCAATAATGCTGGCAGTATAGCAACAAGGCTATTGATCAGACTAACTGCACCGTCCACTAATGCTGGAAGCAGACTAGATATGATCGGTGGTAGTTTAGGTAACAGGTTTGCCGCCAATTCCGTGATTCCTACTGATAACTTGGGTAGAATATTTTCAATCACAGGCAACAGATTGGATAGCATTGTTTCTGTAGAGGTCGTAAATTCACTAACCAATCTCTCAATATCCGAATTGGAATCACCTAAGCCGGTAACCAGATTCTCCCAGGATGCTTTCGTCATGTTGATGGAACCTTCGACAGTCGTTGCCGCTTCTTTCGCAGTAGTGCCTGTTATATCCAATTCGGTCTGGATCACATGAATGGCATCCGTTATATCTGCAAAGGAAGAAATATCATAATGAATGCCTGTGATCTTCTCCGCATCAGCAAGCAACCTCTCCATTTCTTCCTTCGTGCCGCCATAACCTAATTTTAGGTTATCCAGCATAGTGTAATTCTGCTTGGCAAATCCCTGATAAGCATTCTGGATGGATTCCATAGCGGTACCCATCTTATTTGCATTATCCGCCATATCGGTAATGGCACCGTTTGCCTTTTCTGCTGCCTCCGCAGTATCACCATCTAATGATGCTATCAGCGATGCACTAAAGGACGTCACCGTATCCATGTAGGCATTCGCCGATAATCCGGCTGTCTTATATGCATTATTTGCATATTGCATGACCTGATCATATGCCGTCTTGAATAGTGTATCTACACCACCTGTCAACTGTTCATATGCTGAATAAGCACTCACAGCCTGCTTGGTCAATATTCCCAATCCGGTTGCTGCTGCACCTACTGCCGCTCCAACTGCCGCCATACCGATCGTAGCAACACTGCCAATCTTCTTTAAGCCGGTAGTAACTCCGTCTGTATCAAGTTTTGTATCAAATAATAAAGATCCGTCAGCCCTTCTTTTTACCCTCCGAAGGTCTTGCTAAATTCATCTAGTTCTTTCTGATCCGCTTCCGTGAGTGGTGGAATGATCTCCCAGGCACGTCTTAACTCCTCATAGACATCTACATCTTTACGGTCATCCCTGCGGTATGATCTGTATTGCATAATGTCTCTTAATTGAATCGTCAGCCCTCGCATTAGGGCAATAAACACATGCCAGTGCATATACTCTATGGATGTCAGATCAACGCCATAATGCTCCCAAAATCCTGCCACAATAAAATCCGAATCGATCTTATAATCCAATATGACCTCATCTGATCCGCTTCCTCGTGGCACTTCATTTTGTGGTGATGCAAATTCCATAAGAGATGCGACGTCGCATCGGCTCGGCATGTCGTTCTTAAACAAATAGGACACATCCACCAACTGACCGCTCCTCATCTCCTTTACATCTTCCATAAACCGCAACCACTCTCGGAAGTCTGTATGTATGGAATAAGCCCTGCCATCCACGGTCACGGTGTTTGGCAGTTTTTTTCTTGTCAGATCTATCATCGGCTAAACTGTGATACATTGCCTTTGGCAATAGAACTATGTGCAATACTATCAATGGTCTGTGTGATGCCAGCCATCTTCTCTATTGGAACACGGCGTAACTGTTCTTCCATCTGCTTGGTCTGATAGTCAAGCAGAGGCTGCTCATAAGCATCTAAAATCTTTTTGACCGTCAATGTCACTTCACACAGATCTACTTCCTCAATATTATCGGATCCCAGAATCTCTTTTGCATTTTCCGTTCCTACCAATCCCACGATAAAATCATACAATCTCTTGTACTTGTCTCTGATGCTCATTCCCCTTTTTTCGTCAATCCTGACCACTGTATCCATTTCCTCAACAACCTTTAAGGTCTTGTCTGGCAGATCATAAGATCGATCCTTGATAATCACTGTGTATTCCATGGCTTACTCCTTCTTTTCATACACCGGCTTTCCATCAGCTACCGTGCATGTTCCTCTCTCAATTTCATAGATGCTGAACTTAAAATAGATCTTTTCTGCAACCGAATCGAAGTGATCCAGAATCAGCGTTGCCTTAGTATTCCAGGCATTAAACTTTTCCGCATCCTCAGTTCCAATGTTACCGGCAAAGACGATCAGCAGATTCTTCTTGACCTCTTCGCCTGTCGGCAGATCCAAAAACATTTCATAAAGATAATCAAATGCTGGATCTCCCTTGTTAGACTGTAATTCCTGTGACAACTCCGGCTTGTAATACTGCACATCCGTTGTCGGCATCTCACTTTCAATGAAGTCATTTTCCTCGGTCTGCGCATTGAGAACCAGATCAAAAATGGTTGATTTGCCGATTCTTGCATGTTCTGGTGATCCCGATGTTGCAATATTCAAAAATGGAATTGTCTTAAATTTTTTTAATCTCTCCCTTGTTTTATACCTCTCTTTCTCTCTCATATGTGATCGTTAATGATATTTGATACAACGTATCCTTCTCCATTGGATACGGATTACCAGTGATTTCCATGCCAAGGATCCGCCTGTTCCCATCAATTTGTGGAAATTCATATATGGTTCCCAGATCATCTGCCCAATAGGTCAATTCTTCCAGAAACTCATCAACTTCCATTCTCTCGGATGGTGATACGGTCGATTGCCGGACAAAGAACTGATACCCCTCTGTGACCTCATAAGACCCGTCATTGTGCTCCTGTATGCTTCTGTTTGGACTTCGGAACAGACCATACTTATCTGCTCCATCTGCCACATGGTTGATGTCGATCTGCATTTTGCCATATTCTTTGAGCAGATCTACGATATACTTTGCTATTGTCACACTCTACCCTCCGCAATCTTTTGTGCGCCAGCCAGAATCCGGTTTTTGTACTTTTGCTTCATACGTTCAAACCAATAATTTCCTCTTTCCGGTGCCTCTTGAAAATTAGCCGGCATATAATACCAGCGTCTTGCATAGGGTGTCCGGTATCGCAACTCTCCGCTCCCAATGATGGTATTGATCTCGGCTGACTGGATCAGGATATTGGAATCTTTTGGCACCATCGGCTCACAGAGACGCAGACACTCGTTGTCTACATACTGCTGCACTCGTTCATATTCTCCCAATCCATGCTTATGGATGATCTCTGTCGGATTACACTGGACTGCCTTCAATCTAAATAAATCTGCCGCCCTAAAAAAGCACCACCTTTACATTTTGTAAAAACCTACGATTGGAATTATCATTGACGCTCTTAATAGCCCCGCTTCTTGGAAATGCACGGCGCAGATCTGAAATGCGGCTCCCCTTTACATCCTGCACATCAAAAACGATATCGCCATAGACGATACAATCCTCGTCATTATCAGCGTCCAGTACCACATCCTCGTATGTTCCCTTTGGGAATGTTATGGTCACTGACGTGGCAAGTTTTACTATGCCACCATCTGTGACTGTCTTATCCGTATGCTCTGACCATTGCACACCGTGGATCACGCTACGATTCCACATACCGTCTTCCACCTTATGAAATAGTGTAATAACATCCTCAAACATCAATAAGCACCTACCAATCCTGTCCCGGATAACCATGCTCGGATGGAACTCTGTAATTCCCCTCGCAGTTGCTCTGCCGTCTGGATCACATAAGACTCGGAATATCCATCATTGCTAACAGATGATACTCCCTGTCCTTTTGCACTCTTGGCATCCTCTGCCACTTTATCCATCACATTACAAATACATTCCTGTAATTGTTGATACCCAAACGTATCCTGATTTATATTCGCCCATCGGATCCAGCCTATAACCTGCTGCACTTCTCTTTCTGCCAGTGCCTCTGCCTGGTCAAACTCTTCCTCACTCACAATATGATGAAAGGAGCGATACTGCTCCCATGTTACTTTTGCCATATCGCTCCATCCTTTCTTTACTCCTTAGGCTGCAACTTCTCATTTTCCTCTTTGAGTGCGGCATTTTCTGCCTGCAACTTCTCATTCAAAGCCTTAAGATCCTTAATTTCCTTTTTCAGTTTTGCATCTGTACTCTTTTTCTCCGGTTTTTCAGCCCCTACACCTACTCTTCTCATGTGCCACCTCCTACGCTTTGCTGTTCATGTAGATACCGGCACGCTTATTTGCATAACCGTCTACGATTCCATACTTACGATACTTTACAATATCTGCATCTGCATCTGGGTTGCTTGAAGCAAGAATGATATTGCTGACCGTGTGCTTGTCAAACTTGATAATTGCGGGCTTATGCACGATCATAAAGTTGATGTCAGCACCATTACTAGCCTTCTTATAATGACCTGCTTCCTCTCCTAAGGTCTTACCATCGAGCAAATCAATGGCTGTGTAGAATCGTGCCTGCGGAACGACCTTCTTTACAGCAAATTTTCCAAGAACTTCTCTTGATTTTGTCGTATCGAGAGACATAACACTGTTAAGCAATGTCGCGGTTGCATAAAGAATACGATTCTCCTGTGGGACCTCATCTTCATCCATCTTAGACCATGCTGTAAGCAATGCATCCAAGAACTGGGAAGCATCATCAATTGTACCTGTGGCCTTGGAAATGCTCTCCAAAGATGCCAATGTTGCGAACGTAAATGCATCCGCCTCTGGTGCCACCTTCTCACGCATAAGCGTTGCACCTGCCATTCCAAAGGCAAGTTTTCTAGATTCTTCATTGTCCATAACATCTACAGCGATCTTTGTACCTCTGTCATAGTTGAATGCGGCGGTTTTCCACTTAAGGTCTA